ACGAATATGTCAATAAAATGAAAAAAGGAAACGGTGTTGATATCTCTATGCCAACAGCGAAGAGTGAATACCAGGACATTATTAATCTCTCATACGCTAAATACCCTGATGACAGGGATCGCTTATATAAAGTTTTCAGAGACAATACCTTGAACAATTACGGAGCACGCAAGCTCATCGAACAAATGGATTTAGATTTAAGAAAATTTAAAGAAGACAGGGACAAGTATGAATATGTTGATTATTTTGTTAATTTTTTAAAGAAACAAAACCCTCCTCCCTTGAAATATCTATTCATTGATGAAGCTCAAGATCTCAGCGCCCAGCAATGGCAGGTGGTGGATATGATTCAGCAACGATCTGGAGCAATTGAAACCTACATAGCAGGGGATGATGATCAGGCTATTTTCAGATGGGCTGGCGCAGACATAGAACACTTCATAGCTATGGCTAAGAATTATGACAACACTATCATTCCTCTGACTCAATCATTCCGCATTCCTATAAGCGTACACAGTCTTGCCACAAAACTTGGACAGTCAATATCCCAACGCATCCCAAAACAATATAAACCAAGAGATGAAATGGGGATAAGAAAAGTCTTAAATATCAGACCTTTGAATCAAGGATTGCAGGAAGGTGAGTGGTTGATTTTATGCAGGACTCACGAAGTTGTAAAGCAGGTGTGTGAGGCATTGGAAACATACGGATGGCTTTACAAGCGATACGGTTTTCCAACCATAAGTTTTAAATACATTGAGGCCATCAGGGCGTGGACCGATCTTCAAAACGGCAAGTCCATCTCAGGAGTGGCATGTGATGTCATTTATCATCATATGGACAGCACTCGGATCAAGAGAAATTACGGAGTGTTCAAGGGACAACCTGAAGGGACATACAGCCTGGAAGATCTTATTAAAGAGTATGGCCTGCGGGAAACAATTAAAATATCCAAAGACAAAACCCTCAGTGTGAGGGAAATAGCCTGGTATGACATGCTGAATTCCAAGGGATTGCAGCGTCGTAAAACCTATCTGCGTGCGGTAATGCGCTCGGGCAACAAGCTTGACGCTGTTCCTCGCATTGAAGTGTCAACCATTCACGCATCCAAGGGTGGTGAAAGACAAAAAGTTATGCTATTAACCGATCTATCCTATGCCCCTTACAGGTCATATACAGAAAGCCAACAAGGAAGAGATGATGAAGCAAGAGTTTTCTACGTCGGTGCGACAAGAGCCAAGGAAGAATTATATATTGTTCATCGAACCGAAGGACAATATGAATATGAGCCCATCTTTCATTATGCGAGCAGGGTAGCATGATCTCACAGGATATTTTAAAAGAATCAAAAAAATTAATTGGTGGCAACCGCCATAAGGACTATGGCGACAAGCTCACTAATCACACGAACATTGCGGCGTTGTGGTCTATTTTCCTCCGAAAAGAAGTAACCCCCCATGACGTCGCGGTGTGTATGGCCTTGGTGAAAGTAGCACGGCTCATGCACCAACATAAAAAAGACAGCTACGTTGACATGGCGGCCTACGCTGCCATTGCAGGAGAGATTGAAGCACGCTCCGATAAAAAGAATCGATCATTTGAATCAGAAGGAGAGAAAAGAGGACGGATCACAAAAGAATATGTAAAATCATTAAAATGAAACAATCACCGCTAAGAAGTAAGGACAGAGAAATAACAGTTGGAATGCTTCCTAAATTTTTACATGAGGTAAAATTTAAACGTAATCGTTTTTTAGAAAAGCACTATGGTTGGATAAGTCGTAATGACTTAACCGAGATGCTGGAACACGAAAATAAGGAAACTGAATATTATTTTCAAGTAGGGAAAGCGATGCATGAATACTTAAAAAATGTTATTGATAAATTAAGTAGAAGAAGATTAGAGAATCATCCTGTGGATATGGGTAGTTATTTTAAAGAAACTTCCCCCGAAGCAAGAGAAGAGGCAAAAGACAAGGCACACCAAATTTTATCACACGGTATTGTTGGTCAATTAGAAGAAGTATGGGGAACGGAATGTCCTCTTTATTTTGATAAGAACGAAAGAAGAGTTATTGATTTAGTAGGAATTCATAAAAATAAATTAACAATAATTGATTTTAAATCCTCTCAACATATTTTTGTTGAACGTGACAAAAGTAAAGAACAGGTTATTAATTATGCTTGGTTACATAACCTTTACTCAGAAAGAAAAATAGAAAAATGTATTGTAATGATTTGTGATAAAGGTGGATATCGAGAAATAATTGTAAAGGAAGAAGAATTAAATTTTGATTATGAGAATGTACTTAAAAGTCTTTTCCACCAAAAAGAAGATCTTAAAAAAGCCTATGATACTACCCAGTATAAAATATCTAATTTGCTTGAACATAAAAGGAATTCAACAAGATGAAAGAACAGCCCAATTGGTTTCCTAAAGTGCATATGATGCCCAGTGAATGGGTGATGCCTGATCATTTTCCAGATCTCTCAGAGTACACGGAAATAGCCATTGATGTGGAGACACGGGACCCTGGACTGAAAACCACTGGACCTGGCTGGGTAGCTGGTCGAGGAGAAATCGTAGGGATCGCCGTTGCGGTAGACGGCTGGGAAGGATACTTCCCCATAGCTCACGAAACACCGCCCAATATGGATAAAAACATTGTGACTAAGTGGTTGAAAAAACAGTGTTCTTACGATTATATGAATTACGTCTTTCACAATGCCTTCTATGACCTAGGGTGGTTATCCACTTTAGGTATTGACATTCGAGGCAAAATAATCGACACTTTAATCGCCGCACCATTGGTAGATGAAAACAGGTTTAGATTTGATTTAAACTCATTAACAAAGGATTACCTTAAAGAATCGAAATCGGAAACCCAACTCTACGAGGCGGCAAAAATGTGGGGCATCGATCCGAAATCGGAATTGTGGAAGCTTCCCGCCTCACACGTAGGCGCATACGCAGAACAGGACGCGGCTGTAACGCTACGCCTATGGCATCATCTTAAAAAAGAAATCATATCACAGAACTTATTAAATATTTTTGAATTAGAAATAGACCTCTTTCCTGTTCTATTCAAGATGAAACAAGAAGGAGTACGGGTCGATCTTGACAAAGCGGAAAGAATAAAAAATGATTTACTATCTAAAGAGAATAAGATTATGGCTTCAATTAAGAAGCTCACAGGTCAGAATGTGGAGATATGGGCTGCAGCATCAGTTGCTCAGGCTTTTCAAACCCAGAACATCCCTTACGACACCACTCCAACAGGCAAGCCAAAGTTCGATAAAAACTTTCTGGCAAGTCATGAAAGCCCCCTGGCGAAGATGGTCGTGGAGGCGAGGGAGATTAACAAGGCGAGAACAACCTTCATCGAAAGTATCCTCAAGTTTTCGCACCGAGGACGGATTCATTCAGACATACACCAAATGAGATCGGATCAGGGTGGTACTGTCACAGGACGGTTTTCCTACTCGAATCCGAATTTACAGCAGATTCCCGCTCGCAACGCCATACTTGGTCCATTAATTCGTTCCATTTTTGTACCAGAAAAGGGGTGCGAGTGGGGGATCTTTGACTACTCGCAACAGGAACCACGGCTCGTGGTCCACTATGCTTCCTTGCAAGAATTCACAGGAGCATCAAAATTTCTAGACACTTATGAAGAAGATGACACCACTGATTTTCATCAACTTGTAGCGGACATTGCCAATATACCCCGCAAGCAGGCTAAATCAATTAATTTAGGACTGTTTTATGGTATGGGAAAAGGGAAACTTATGTCACAATTAGGCCTTAATTTAGAAGACGCTGAAGAAATACTAGCCACGTACCACGGCAAAGTTCCTTTTGTTAAGCAGCTTATGAAAGACACAATGTATAAGGCTGGAAAAAAAGGATACTTACGCACACTTCTGGGAAGACGATGCAGATTTGATTTATGGGAACCTGTCAATGAATGGGGCCAGAAAGCCTTACCTTTGAAAGAAGCGAAAGACGAATATGGCGAACATATGATTAAACGCGCCTGGACTTATAAAGCTCTCAATAGACTGATTCAAGGATCAGCTGCGGATCAAACAAAGAAAGCTATGCTGGAGCTTTCCAAAGAGGGATACGTAGCACACATCCAGGTCCACGATGAATTGGATTTTTCCATCAAGAATAAAAAAGACCAGGAAAGAATAAAAGAGATTATGGAAACTTGCGTTGAGTTGGCTGTCCCAAGCAGAGTGGACATAGAAACAGGAAAGAGCTGGGGCGATGCCGGAACGTAAGAAAAATCCTGTGGCTAAAGAAGTTCGCACTCCTAAATACAAACAACGTATTGTGAAAGATAAAACTTTATATGACCGGAAAAAGACATCTATGAATGAAATTTTAGAAGTATGTTCCTGTAAAATTGGGAGAGCCTGCCCCTGTGAAAAAATAAAAAATAAATAATGAGCTACTTGAAAGCAAAGAAAGTTGACTATCCTTCCATCCATAAGATAGTTTCTCTCCAAGAACTAAGAGGAGTAGACTGGTTTGATTTAATTAGATGTTTAATATCTGATGAACCTATTGTAACCAAGACTCCTCTGTCTAGATCAATCCGAGAGTTAAGCTTAGACATACAAAAGAACGGTCTTACACACCCCATTCTCATCTTAAATGATGAAGTTGTCTATGGAATGCAGCGCTCGGTCATCGCCAAGCACCTGCACTTTACTCACATCTCCTGCTACCACTGCCAGGACAAGAAACAACTGGAGAAAATTCATAAGGAGCAAAATGACTAGTATAGAACATTTAAAGCTACTGTTGCCGTACTACGTTAAGGAATACCATAACATTATTTCCCCTGATCTAGCTGAAGAAATCATAAAGCAACCTGATTTAAAATTCTTTCCCGCGACTGCGGGAGGGGGTAAGAGCAGTGAAGCTCGGCGTTGTTATGTTAAGCCTCTTGAATCACAGTTTAAGGAAAAGATTTCCTCTATTTTTA